AAATAAATAAAAACAAAAATGAATACAAATCAAATCTTAAACAAAGTTCGAGTTCTTTTAGGAATGGAAGTGAAGTTAGAACAAATGAAATTAATGGACGGTGTAACAGTTATAGAAGCTGAGTCATTCGAGCCTGAAATGGAAGTTTTCGTAGTTACGGAAGATGACCAAAAAATACCTGTTCCAGTTGGAGAATACGAAATGGAAGACGGACGTATCTTAGTCGTAGAGGTTGAGGGTATCGTTAAGGAAGTGAAAGAGAAAATGGAAGAAGAACCAGCAATGGAAGAAGAACCAACCGTAGAAGTAGAGGTTGAAGCTAACGAAACAACAGCACCTGCGCCAAAGAAAACTATTGAAAGCGTAGTTAAAGAATCTTTCTTTTCAGAAATCGAAGCATTGAAAACTGAAAACGAAACTTTGAAAGCTGAATTGAGCGCATTGAAAACAAAAGAAGTAGAACTAAGCGAAGTTAAAGAAGAGCCGAAGCCTATTTCGTTCAATCCTGAAAATGTAAATCCTGTTGAAATTACTAAAATAGCTTCAAAAAGAGGACGCACAATTATGGATTCTGTAATGAGTAAAATAAACAAATAATAATTTAAAAACAAAAAAAAATGAGTACAACATTAGTTTCTATTTCGAATGACCCACTACGTCAATTGAATGTAGTTGAAAACATTACGGGAGCAATTACTTTGGACGCTGAGGATTCAGGCAAAGTATTTATTCTAAAAGCTGCAACAGGAGCGCAAATAACACTTCCTGCGGTTGCTTCATCTGCTGGACAAAACTACCGATTTATCGTTGGTCAATTGTTCGCTACAACTGCTTGGACTATTAAAGCAGCTTCAAACGTTATCCAAGGTGGTGTTAATGTTAATAGCGTTAACGTACCAGGAGCTGACGAAAACACGATTACATTCGCACACGCTGCTGACACAGTAGGTGATTATGTTGATTTAGTTTGTGACGGAACAAACTGGTATGTTTCAGGACTTGGAACTGCATCGGGTGCAATTACTTTAACCGTAGTTTAATATTTAAAAAATTTATAAAATGAGTACAACAAGTTCAATTACTACTACTTACGCTGGCGAGTTCGCAGGTAAGTACATCGCTGCAGCTTTATTAAGCGCACCAACATTAGAAAAAGGCGGAATTACTATCATGCCTAACGTTAAGTATAAACAAGTTATCAAACGAGTGGCTACTGACGATATTATTAAAAACGCAACTTGCGACTTCGACCCTACATCAACAGTTACTTTGACTGAAAGAATTTTGCAGCCTGAGTCTTTTCAAGTAAATTTACAATTGTGTAAGAGTGACTTTAGAGCGGATTTTGATGCCATTCAAATGGGTTATTCTGCATTTGATGTTTTGCCTAAATCTTTTGCTGATTTCTTAATCGCTCACGCTGCTGAGAAAGTTGCTGCTGGAATGGAAACTTCAATTTGGAGAGGTGTTAACGCAACAGCTGGTCAATTTGCTGGAATCATGACACAATTAACAACTGACGCTGCTTTACCTGCTGCTCAGGAAATCCCTGCTGTTGGTGGTGGTGTTACTGCTTCAAACGTTATCGCTGAGTTAGGTCTTATCGTTGATGCTTTACCTTCTGCATTGTACGGAAAAGAAGATTTAACTCTTTATGTTTCTAACAACATTTATAGAGCTTACGTTCGTGCATTGGGTGGTTTTGCTGCTTCTGGTGTAGGTGCTAATGGTTATGACAACAAAGGAACTAACCAAGTATTGGGGGACCTTTATTTTGACGGTGTTAAGATTTTCTTGGCTAACGGTCTTGCTGCTAACACAGCTTTGTTGGCTCAAACTTCTAACTTGTTCTTTGCGACATCGCTACTTTCTGATTTAAATGAAGTACGAGTTTTGGATATGTCGGAAACTGACGGAAGTCAAAATGTACGAGTAGTTATGCGATTTACTGCTGACGCTAAATATGGTTTTGCTTCTGACTTAGTTACTTACGGAATCACTAATTCAGCTAACTAATCAAATTAAAAATTAATCGAGGGTGGTGAAATAAACGCCACCCTTTTTTGTTTAACATTAAAAAAATAAGATATGAGCTGCGATATAGCACACGGAAGATTAGAAGCATGCAAAGACGGCGTAAGCGGTTTAGATGCTATCTATATTATTAACTACGGGGATTTTAACCCAGACCCTTCAACATTGGGTGGTGACGTTACTTATTCAGTAGCTGCTGGATATGAAGACACTATTTCAGACATTGCAAACATTTCAAGCGTTTACAAATTTGAATTGAAAGGAGCAAATTCATTTGAGCAAACTATTCAGTCTTCAAGAGATAACGGAACTACTTTCTTTGAGCAAGTTTTAACAGTACAATTGAAAAAACAAGACGTACAAACGCATAAAACGGTTAAATTGTTAGCTTATGGACGCCCTGTTATCATTGTTAGAACACGAGGAAATGAGTTCTTTATTGCAGGACTTCAAAGAGGTATGGACGTTACAGCTGGTACTGTTTCTTCTGGTACTGCAATGGGTGACTTTAACGGATATTCTTTGACGTTTACAGGAATGGAAAACATACCTGCTAACTTCTTGAATACTTCATCTGAAAGCGATTTAGCTTCAACTATTTTGAACGGGGCTACAATTGTAGATTCATAGACAATTTCTGTTTCTCCA